AAGTATCGCAAAGAAAACCAGAGCCTACAGGAAGGTAAAGTAGCATGTGGAACATTATTGGTACAGCCCATACTTTAGCAAGCCTCTTGTGGGGCTTCTTTGGTTGGCTAAAGAAGGTAAGCTGGAAGACTGCCCATAAGGACTTTCCTAAGTGGCTGCGTAAGAATATGAAGTGGGTTGTTGCTTTCATCGTATTCCTAGCGTTTGTGCAGTGGATACTTACGATATGAGTATTAGCTTAGGTTTAATGGATTACTTTCCTTTACCAGCTATGCCTTTTGATACACACAAGAACATTGTATTTGAATCAGGTAAGAGTGACACTGTAGAGGTCACACAAAAAGCTGAAGATAAGAAGTCCGATAAGTACAGGCATGAAACTGCTTATGCTTATCACCCACAAAACCATAACAGATTTACTACGCAGGGTCAGCACGTAGACTTTGTGATAGCGTAAGGAGATACACTATGCCTATGGTAGGAAAGAAAGAATACCCGTACACACCTAAGGGAATGGCTATGGCTAAGGCCGCAGCTAAGAAATCAGGTAAGCCTATGAAGAAGAAAAAAGGTTACGCTCTAGGTGGCCCAGCAACGCCTATGGAAGGTGAGCAGAGCCGCTACCGTCCATCAGCTAACCGTGCGCCACAAGGCATGATGTCAGCTAGAGGTATGACTGCTGGCATGGGTATGGCTAAAGGTGGGATGATGAAGAAGAAAAGCTACGCCAAGGGCGGTAAGATATACGCTAACTGTGGTGCATCTGTTCCCGGCGCACACAGTAAAAAGAAAAAGTAAAACATGGCTGGCATTAACTTTAGGACTGAATCTAAGTTTGTAGATGTAACAGGTACGTCTGCTAGTACTACGAGCAGTCCTAACAACGCTACAACTTTGTTTACGTGTCCTGCAAGCCATGAAGCTGAAATAGTTTTACTAATGGTAGCTAATGAGTCTAACAGCACGTCAAACATAGGTGTGCAGGTGTTTCATGCAGATGATAGCACGTATCACTTTTTAGTAGGTGAAGAGGCAGTAGCAGGGCATGATCACGTTCATCTTATCAGTAGCGGTCCTTTGTTCTTACATGAAGGTGATAAAATTCTAGTTTTTAAACACACAGGCGGTGTGGCTTTTGATGCTACAATGTCAGCAAGACTATACTTCACACCTGCAAGACGGGTATGACGAAATAGCATTTCTAATCTAGCCATACATATGTTATAACTATCTCGCACAACAATAAAAGGAGATAGTGCAATGAAATGGCTTAACAACATGTTAGAAGGTTACAAGCAAAGACAGCTACGGCGTGTAGCTTACTGGCAACTTCAGAACTTAACAGACAATGATCTAAAAGATATTGGCATCCATAGGTCAGAAATCTACAGGTTAGCATACGGAAAGTAACATGAGTAAAAGACAACTTACAGAAAAACAACAGGCTTTTATGGCAGTGCTCTTTGAAGAGGCTGGTGGTGATGTAGTTGTCGCTAAACGTTTAGCTGGGTACAGTGATAACACACCGTCAACGGTGGTAGTAGAGGCTTTGAAAGATGAGATATTTGAGGCAACTAAGTTATACATGTCTAGGGTTGGTCCTAAGGCTGCAGTGGCATATGCGAGTGCTTTGGACGATCCTACCCAGCTAGGTGTTAAAGAGAAGATGGCTGCAGGTCAGATACTAGACCGTGCAGGAGTTGTCAAAACGGAGAGGGTGTCCGTAGAATCGACAGGTGGTTTGTTTATTCTACCCCCTAAGAATGCAGATGATACTGAGGCTACGTAAGGAAAGACCTCTTCAGAACGAATACTGGATGCTGCCTAGAGTACCTTACAAGGTAAAGGTATGGCTACGTATCCCAAGAATAAGTAAGTACGTTCCGTTTGGTTACGAGATAGACCCTGAAGATAATGAGTGGTTAAACCCCATACCAAAGGAGTTAGAGCTATTAGAGTTAGCTAAAAAACACCTGAAGCAGTACAGCCTACGTCAAGTAGCAGCGTGGCTAACTACACAGTCAGGCAGAGATATAACGCATGATGGCTTAAAGAAACGTATAGATGTCGAAAGAAAAAGAAAGCACCTTACTACAATTATTAAACGTGAGTACGCCAAGCGGCTCCAAAAAACGTTACACCAGATCGAAGCGCTCGAAAAAAACTACACAGGCCGCTACACCTACGAAGACCAAGAAGGTATCAGCAGTAGCTAAGCCCCCTGAGTATGAAGTAGAGGAAGCACAGAACATTGTCTTTAGGCCTAACCCCGGACCTCAGACAGAGTATCTAGCTTCAGGTGAACGTGAGGTTCTGTACGGTGGCGCTGCAGGTGGTGGTAAGTCTTACGCTACCCTAGCTGATCCTCTACGTAATATGAACAACTCAGACTTTAGTGGTCTGCTTGTACGACACACAACAGAAGAGGGAACTCATACAGAAAAGCCAAGAGTTATACCCTAAAGCTATACCCGGAATAAAGTGGTCTGAGCGTAAGTCGCAATGGACTACACCAAGAGGCGGCACACTTTGGATGTCGTACTTGGATAGAGACACAGACGTTATGCGCTACCAAGGTCAGGCGTTTAACTACGTAGCCTTTGACGAACTCACTCAGTGGTCTTCCAGTTTTGCGTGGGACTATATGCGATCCAGATTACGTAGTGCAAACAAGGACTTAGGTTTGTACATGCGAGCTACTACTAACCCCGGTGGCATAGGTCACGCTTGGGTTAAGAAGATGTTCATTGACCCAGCCTCTCCGAATACACCTTTCTGGGCAACGGACATAGAGTCTGGCGAGGTATTACGCTTCCCTGCAGGGCATAGTAAAGCTGGTCAACCCCTATTCAAGAGAAGGTTTATACCTGCCAGCCTCTTTGATAACCCTTATTTAGCTGATAGTGGCGACTATGAAGCAATGCTTCTGTCACTACCAGAGCACCAACGCAAGCAACTACTAGAAGGCAATTGGGATGTTAATGAAGGTGCTGCCTTCCCTGAGTGGAACAGAGCCATACATGTCGTGGAGCCTTTTAAAATTCCCTCAAGCTGGACTAAGTTTAGAGCTTGCGACTACGGCTACGGGAGTCATACAGGGGTTGTCTGGTTTGCTGTATCACCCAGCGAGCAGCTTGTTGTCTACAGAGAGTTATATTGTTCTAAGGTTACAGCTACTGATCTAGCGGATATGGTACTTGAAGCTGAGAGTGGCGATGGTAGTATAAGATACGGTGTGTTAGATAGCTCCCTGTGGCACAAACGAGGTGACACTGGCCCTTCCTTGGCAGAGCAAATGAACGCAAAGGGATGCAGGTGGAGGCCTTCAGACCGTTCACGAGGCTCTAGGGTTGCAGGTAAAAACGAGCTTCACCGCCGTTTGCAAGTTGATGAGTACACCGATGAGCCAAGGTTAGTGTTCTTTTCGACTTGCACGAACTGCATATCACAGCTACCTAGTATCCCTTTGGATAAAAGAAATCCAGAAGATGTAGATACTAATGCAGAAGATCACTTGTACGATGCTATTAGGTATGGTATAATGACAAGACCTAGAAGTTCTTTATGGGACTTCAACCCAGTTTCACATAATGCAGGATTTCAGGCTGCAGATTCAACCTTTGGATACTAAGTAACATGGCAGAAGAAGATAATGTAAACGAACAAGGTGAACTGTTTGAAACAGATGATGTGTCTGTTATTCAAGACGGGGATGACTTAGATGTACCTAGCGTAGTGTCTTACGTTGAGTCACGGTTTAGTCGTGCAGAAGACGCACGATACGCAGATGAGAACCGATGGTTACGTGCTTACCGAAACTACAGAGGTTTGTATGGCAGTGATGTACAGTTTACTGAAGCTGAAAAGTCTCGTATATTTGTAAAGGTCACAAAGACAAAGACCCTCGCAGCTTACGGTCAGATCGTAGATGTTCTATTTGGTAACGCTCGTTTTCCTCTAACGGTAAATCCTACAACACTACCTGAGGGTGTAGCTGAAGCTATGCATATCAGTGTAAACCCACAAGCTGAACAAGCTATAGACCCACTGCGTAGCGCTTTTGAAGAAGAGCCTAAAGTAAAGTTTCTGTTTGACCCTGATGAAAAGCTGAAGCCGGGCGAGACAATGTATGACCGTATGAAGCGTATGGGTCCACTACAGAATAAGCTTGACGCTGTGTCTGACAAAGTTATGGAAGGTCCGGGTACAACGCAAGATACAGTAACATTCCATCCTGCTATGGTCGCAGCTAAGAAGATGGAAAAGAAAATACATGATCAGTTAGAAGAGAGTGGAGCTAATAAACAGCTTCGCCATACGTCTTTTGAGATGGCCTTGTTTGGTACAGGTATTATGAAGGGTCCGTTTGCAATTGACAAAGAGTACCCTAACTGGAATGAAGACGGTGAGTACGATCCTACCATCAAAACTGTACCGTCCACTAGCCATGTATCTGTGTGGAACTTCTACCCTGATCCTGATGCGTACAATATGGATGAAGCAGAGTACGTAATTGAACGTCATCGAATGACACGCTCTCAGATGCGTGGCTTGAAAGCACGTCCTTTCTTTAGAACAGATTCTGTTGAGAAGGCTATCCAGCTTGGTGAGTCTTACGACAAGAAGTATTGGGAACAGGATATGCAGGACGATGACCAGCAATCAGGTTCACCAGAGCGTTATGAAGTCCTAGAGTTTTGGGGTTACGTTGACACAGACATACTAGAAGAAAACGGTGTACGTATTCCTCGTGAGCTTAAAGATGCAGAGCAGGTAAATGTAAACGTATGGGTTTGTAACAACGAAGTATTACGTCTTGTACTCAATCCTTTCAAGCCTACACGTATTCCGTACTACGCTGTACCTTATGAGCTTAACCCTTACAGCTTCTTTGGTGTAGGTATTGCAGAGAACATGGACGACACGCAGACGCTTATGAATGGGTTTATGCGTATGGCAATAGATAACGCTGCCCTGTCAGGTAATCTTATTATTGAAGTTGATGAAACCAATCTTGTACCGGGTCAAGACTTATCTGTGTACCCCGGAAAAATCTTTAGGCGGCAAGGTGGTGCTCCGGGTCAAGGCATTTTCGGAACTAAGTTCCCTAATGTAGCCAACGAAAACATGCAACTATTTGATAAGGCAAGGGTATTAGCAGATGAGAGTACGGGATTTCCTTCATTCGCACATGGGCAAACTGGAGTATCAGGAGTGGGAAGGACTGCTTCTGGCATCAGTATGCTTATGTCTGCAGCTAACGGCTCTATACGAAATGTTGTCAAGAACGTAGATGACTATCTTATTGGTCCTATTGGTAAGGCGTTCTTTGCGTTCAATATGCAGTTCGACTTCGATAAAGAAATCAAAGGAGACTTAGAAGTAAAAGCCTCTGGTACAGAAAGCCTAATGGCTAACGAGGTACGCAGTCAACGTCTGATGCAGTTTATGGGTGTAGCCTCTAACCCAGCGCTTATGCCATTTGTAAAGTCTGACTATATTATTCGTGAGATTGCTAAGAGTATGGACCTTGACCCTGATAAGGTGACGAACTCTTTGGGTGACGCTGCTATTCAAGCAGAGATACTCAAGAAGTTTACTACACCCCCTGAACCCCCAGCAGGTGCAGAGCAAGGTCCACCGTCACCACCTACGCCCGGAGCAGCCCCAGAGCAAGCAGGAGTTGGCGTAGCAGATACCACAGGAGCAGGTGGCGGTAACATAGGTACAGGTACAGCACCTACACCGGGTGAGCAAGGGTTTACTGGTACATGACAATAAAAAAGCTAGTGAACGATAAGCCTCTGTGGGATGACTTCTTAGAGGTGCTTGACAGTAAGATTGATGTAGTACAACGTAGGTTAGAGCAAGAGACATCTATTGAAGGAGTGTATCGTGCTCAAGGTGAGATTGCTGCACTACGCAGATTAACATATTTACGGGATGAAGTAAATGCCTGAAAGAGATTATGGACTAGGTGGCAGCGAGGCTCGTGAAGCTTATGATTCAGCGAAAGCTAGTGTAAAATCAAAGCCTACTGTCAGACCAAAGGCTAGACCTAAAAAAAGCGATCCACCCCCTGTTAGGCCAAGGGCTAGGCCTATAGAGGAAGCTGAAACCATATCTGTAAAAGAGAGCGACACAGACGCTTTAGTAGGTATGTGGGATGCAGTTACAGGAAACTTTACTCCTTCAGAAGAAAGCTCTTTAGGTAGAGAAGTAATAAGACAAATAGAAAAAGATGCACCAAAAGACAGCCCAAATATAAATCTTCCTAGTAAACCTTCCTTGAATCTAGGCCCAGCTAGTTTAAGTGAAAAGGGAGTATCCCTTGATTGGGCTAATGTATTTGAAAGTTTATTAAAAATAATGTGAGAGTAAATAAACTAAAGTCTTCTTGGGATGGTGGAGATACGATAAAACTTTTAGATGCAAATTTTACTTTTGCAGAGGGTGGTAAAGTGAGCGATCAAGCACAAACAGAAATGGAACTCATTATGAACGAGCAGGAAGACCCTGTAAGTGGTAACACTGCCCCTATAGGTGCTAAGCCTTCTGAGGTACGTGATGATATTGATGTGCGTGTTAGCGAAGGGGAGTTTATCGTTAATGCACAGACGGTACGTTACTTTGGGGAAGACTTCTTCAATGAGTTACAGAACGCTGCAGCAGAAGGTTTTGAGCGTATTAAAGAAGGTGATGAGCTACCATTCAGAGATGATGAGCTAGACGTTGAAGAAGAAGAGATGCCTCAAGGTTTTGCAGAAGGCGGCGTAGTACCTGAGCCTGTTGGGGGCGGTTACGGTCAGTACGGCGGTACTGGTGCTAGGTTCTCTGGCTTTGAAAGTAAGCAATACATTAATGATGAAACTAAACAGAAAATAATTGTTTTCTTTTTTAATGGTAGGCCTTTAAGCAGAATACCTGAAGGTTTCCGTGAAATGGGTGAGACTGCTGTAGAAGAGCAACAAGAAGCAGAGGCTGCGCCTACTAAAGATAAAGATGAAACCTTTGCAGACGTAATAGAAGAAGTAAAAAAAGAAACGTATGAATATAGAGGTACGGATTCTAAAAACTGGAATCAAGGACAATATGAAAACTATTATGCTGATCTTAGAAAAGATATAAAAGAAGGTAGGAATCCATTAGCTTTAACAAAAACAGAAAAAGCTGTTGCTACTCTTTTAGGTGGTGTTACAGGCATCTTTGGTAAAATAGCAGGTACAGGCAACATAGTTGAAAATTATATGTTAGATGCTAAAACAGAAAGAGCTGAATCTGTGTTTTCTGAATTAGCAACAAAGCAAGATGCAGGAGACAGTCTGTCTGCAAAACAATTACATTTACGTTACACCCTAGGCTCTGCTTTAGGTAAAGAGGGTTATGATCCTACAGTAGCTAATCCCTATAAAGAAGATGAGCTAACTGTGGATGGCTTCCCTACTCAAGAGGCAGCAGATAAAAGAGGCATTACTTTATTTGCAGATGCTGCTACATTTGAAGAAAGAAGACTAGCATATGAACAAGACCCTACTAGACCTATGGCAAGGCCAGACTTTAAGCTAGACGAGGAAGGTAATTATGTAATACAGGATGAACCTATAGGAGATTATACACCTGTTACAGATTATTTTGGCGCAAAAGATAAAGGGCATGTTAATTTACTTTCTAGTCAAGAACAAGTGCAATACGACAATGCTGTAAAAACAGGAAACAACGCTTTAGTACAGCATTTTATTATTATAAATAACGCTAGAAACAAAGACGAAGATACTTCAGAGCCAGCGCCAGCGCCAGAGCCGAAGCCAGAGCCGAAGCCAGAGCCGAAGCCTGCTCCACCCCCACCGCCACCACCGCCAGAGGATGATGATGATCCGTTTGAACTTATAAACTCTATCAGAGAGGCAAACAAAAAAGCATTTACTAAGGAACAGGGAAAAGCTGCATCTCTTTCGGGATGGGGGAAATGGGGGGATTAAATAAACTTAACTAAATAACTATAAGGCTACCCAGCTTCGGCTGGCCCCAACATAAAAAGGAAAACAACTATGCCTGAACTAGCAGAAGTAGAAACACAAAAGACAGCAGGTCTTGTAAACCCCAAGAAACCTACACCTCTAGAAGAGAAGATTAAGAAAGAGGAAGAAGAGCTAGAAGCTTTGATGAAGTCTCGCACTGAAGAGATCGAAGAAAAAGCAGAAGCCCAAGAAGATAAACCTGCTAAAGAAGAAAAAGAAGAACTCTCTGGTGAAGAGCGTACATACAAGAAACGCTACAGTGATCTACGTAGCCATCTTAACAAGCAGTCTGAAGAGTTAAAGCAACTCAAGGCGCAGCTAGAAAATGTACAGAAGACAGGCAAGGTTCGTGCTCCTACGTCCGATGAAAGTATCGAAGCGTGGGCAGAGAAGTACCCTGAGATTGCTGGCATTGTCGAGACTATCGCAGAGAAAAAGGCACAAGAAAAGTTTAACTCTGCAGATGAGCGCCTGAAAGAGATTGACAAGATCAACTCAGAAGCCCAGCGCACAAAGGCACAGAACGAAATCCGTGCTATGCACGAGGACTTTGATGATTTACGTGGCAGTGATGACTTTCACGATTGGGCTGGTGAGCAGCCTAAGTGGGTACAGGATGCACTGTACGAAAACCAAGATGACCCTCAGTCCGTAATACGTGTCATTGATCTATATAAAGTAGACAAAGGCATGGATACCAAAGGAAAGAGGAAGAACAGTAAAGATGCAGCATCTGCTGTAAGAACAAAACGTGTCTCTAAACCTGACAGCGATACTACTGCTGGACACTTGCGTGAGTCTGATGTGCAACGTATGAGCGCACAAGAGTACGAACAAAAGTCAGATGATATCATGGAAGCTATTCGTAGCGGAAAGTTTGTATATGATGTTTCTGGTGGTGCGAGATAAATAAAGTATTGACAATACACAAACACTATGTTATAACTGTGTATGTTAATAAGGTGTAAGTATGCCCTGTTAGACGTTTCAGCAACCGTACTTACATCTTACATTAAGCGAAGACAAATATGATAAGACTTACCTGCTCTATTATAGGCCCGACTGACATTAAACTAGGCCAAGTTTCTTTGATGTCGCACCCTAGAACGAACAGCCTCTTACCTGATTGTTCTGCTTATAAAATGCTAAATAAGCCTAACTATCTAAGGAGGATTTAACTATGGCTTTCGCAACAGCGTCAGGCTATGGTAATCTACCAAACGGTAACTTTAGCCCAGTAATCTACAGTAAACAGGTACAACTTGCTTTCCGCAAGGCCTCAATTGTAGAAGCAATTACTAACTCTGATTATTTCGGAGAGATTGCTAACATGGGTGATTCCGTCAAGATTATCAAAGAGCCTGAAATCACAGTGAAGTCGTATGCCCGTGGCACGACTATCACACCACAAGACCTTGATGACGAAGACTTTTCTTTGACAGTAGACAAAGCTAACTACTTTGCCTTCAAGGTGGACGATATCGAAGAAGCACATTCCCATGTCAACTTCGGTTCAATCGCTTCTGACCGTGCAGCTTATCGTTTGGCTGACCAGTTTGACCAAGACGTTCTTGGTTACATGGCTGGCTTCAAGCAATCAGCTATTCACGGTAAAGCTAACACAGCTAACACAACCGTAAACGGTTCTAAAGCTGTATCAACTGCTGGCTCTGATGAGCTTCTGTCAAGCATGAAGCTAGACGCTTCTGACTTTAACAGTGGCACAGCAGGTAACTCAATCGTAGTTAAGCCCCGTACTGGTGCTGACTCATTGAACACTACAACAGCTAACGCTACACCTATGCAAGTTATTGCACGGATGTCACGTAAGCTAGACCAGCAAAATGTAAGCACAAATGATCGTTGGCTTGTCATCGACCCGGTGTTTGCAGAACTGCTTAAAGACGAAGACTCTCGTTTGTTGAACGCCGACTTCGGTGGTTCAGGACTACAGAACGGTCTGGTCTTCAATAACATTCACGGCTTCAAAGTCTACATGTCCAACAACCTTCCTGAAGTAGGTAACGGTCCAACCTCTACCACATCTACAGGTTCTTCACACTACGGTGTGTTGGTTGCAGGTCATGCTACTGCTGCAGCAACTGCTGAGCAGATTAACAAGACTGAGACTTACCGTGATCCAGATTCATTTGCAGATATCGTTCGTGGTATGCATCTATATATGGACGCAAGATTCTTCGTCCTGAGGCGCTCGTGAACGCAATCTACACATCTGGTCTATAAGGGAGGAATGAGATATGGCACTTGGTGATAATACTCTTGCTTCTGCTCGTGGCGTTTCGCAGCGTGGTCGCAACCCTTATATGGTTCAAACTACCTTAAACTGGGCTACAGCTTTGTCTGATAAAGGTACTGCTCTTGCAGCAGCCGATGTCATTCCTGTAATTGCTGTACCTAAAGGTACTATGGTCCTTAACGCAGGTATCGAAGTTGATACTGCTACCGATGGTTCTACATTTACTGTAGACCTTGGTACTGGTGTTGATCCTGACGTTTTTGTTGATGGTTTCGATGCTACATCTGCAGCAGCAGTAGTCGCACAGAACCCTGCAGCTTATCAGCCTGTAATGGCTGTTGCTGATGACAACATTGATGTAACAATTGCTACCCTTTCAGGTGGCGCTGTTTCATCAGGTAAGTTCCGTGTATGGGCAGTCCTTATGGATTGTACAGACATTGGTGATCTTTCTGCTAATGAAGTAGATCGTGACACACTTGCATAAGTAAAACTTTAGGGGCTGCTTTCGGGTGGCCCCTTACGTACATCCAACAGAGATTCTTATGGCTACTTTTATCAACCTGACAAATGAGCTTTTACGTAGACTTAACGAGGTTCAGATTACTGAGTCTGAGTTTACTGCAGTTAAAAACGTACAAGCCCTTGCCAAGGATGCTATCAACTCATCTATTAGGCAAATGTTACAGGATGCTCAAGAGTGGCCTTTTGCGTTGACAACAACAACGCAGACACTAACTGCAGGTACAGGTACATATGACTTTCCTGCAGACTATTCCAAAGCAGATTGGGATACCTTTTATGTTAGGCAGCTTACTAGCGAAAGCAACACACCTAAGAAACTAAAGCTACTCACTTTCGATCAGTACATTACATCGTTTAAGTCTCTAGAAGAACTAGGTGGTGAGGGTGCTAGAAGCGCTCCTGATTATGTGTATATGACACAGGAAGAAAAGTTTGGCGTAACGCCTGTTCCTAATGCTGCTTATGTAATTGAGTATAGGTATTTTAAATTCCCTGCTGAGCTAACAGCATCAAGTGATACAGCATTAGTACCTGACCGTTTCAAGCACGTAGTTATTGATGGCGCTATGATGTACATGATGCTCTTCAGGTCTAACGAACAGAGTGCTGCTATGCACGAACAAAAGTTTAAAGACGGTATTGAGATGATGCGCCGACTTATTTTAGACCAGCCTGTGAATGTTGTGTCTACAATGATTACACGTCCAGTAAGAAGCAGTCAATTAAACACAGATGTCTGACGCATTACAAACATACGTATCTGTTATGGCAGGTGGTCTTGTAACTAACGTTGACCCTCTCACACAGTCTAACAACTTCTCAGGGAGCGCTATACGTCTTGTGAACATGGAGCCATCCCTTGAGGGTGGTTATAGACGTATAAGTGGTTTTGAAAATTCCTACGGTACATTGCCCGGTACAGGTAAGGTATTAGGACTTAACGTCAACGGTGATATTAATCAAGGTGTGTTAGGCTGCAGAAAACCTTCTTCAGGTAATAACTATCTGCATTGGTATAATCACTACTATACTGTATCGCTAGGCACAGGAGAAGGGTCAGGTTTTACAGTAGGTGAAACGGTAACGGGCGTAGTTAGTTCTAGTGATAATTCAGCCCTTAGTGCAACAGCCACAGTAATATCTAAAACAGCAAATGCTATTGTATTAAATTTTGGTAGATTGCCTGATAATATATTTGCTACAGGTAATGTGCTTACAGGGGCTGACTCAAGTAATACAGGTACAGTAGCAAGCACACCAACCGTAATAGGCTGGACTGCAGTTACTACAGCAGGTAGCCCTACAATGACAGGGGTTGACGTAGTAAGGTTTGAACGTTATAATTGGACTGAAGAAATCTTACTACTGACAGATGGTGTTAATCCAGCAGCTAAATATAACGGAACAACATACACACAAATTACTCATGCTAATGCTCCCACCGACCCTAAGTTTTCTAGTGCTTTTGCTAATCATCTTTGGTTAGCTGGTGATCCTGCAGAACCGTTTAACATATATTTTTCTGCCCCTAATGCAGACACAGACTTCGATCCAGCAAACGGCGCAGGTGTAATTAACATAGGCTTTACTGTAACCCAGATGAAAGCCTTTCGTAATCAGCTTTACGTTTTCGGACAGAACCAGATTAAACGTATTGTAGGCGACAACTACTCTAACTTTACAGTAGAAAACGTAACGAATGACTTGGGGTGCGTTGCACCTGATACTGTAGTAGAGTTTGGCGGTGACATTATCTTCCTTGGACCAGATGGTGTTAGACCTATCTCAGGTACATCTCGTATTGGTGACGTTGAACTTGAAACTGTATCTCGTGAGATTCAAAAGACCTTTGAGAACTACACAGCTAACGAAGACGTAACTAAACTAAAAGCACTTGTACTACGAAGAAAGTCTCAGTTTAGGTTATTCTTTGAGGCCAATACTTCTCTGTCGTTACTAGCAGCTATTCGTAAAAGCCCTACAGCACAGTCTACGTTTGAGTACAGCCAGCTTGTAGGTATTGAAGCAACAGCAGTGGCTAGTGGGTACATAGGACAGTTTGAGTTTGTTCTTCATGGCGATACCTCTGGTAAGGTATATAAGCAAGAAGAGGGTAGCTCTTTTAATACAGAGAATATTTTTAGTGTGTATCAAACACCGTACTATTTTATGGGCGATCCAGAAGTAAGAAAAGTCTTCTATAAAGTTAAAACATTTCTTAAAACAGAAGGTGAAGCAGTAATTAACGTTGGTATTGATTTTAACTTTGGTGACTCTGAGATTAACACACCAGAAAACTTTTCATTAACTACAGCAGGTGCAGCTTCTTTTTTCGATTCTTCATCTACAATCTTTGATACAACAGACATATATGATGGCAACCCATCACCAACACGATCAACTAGCATAACAGGATCAGGGGATTCTATTTCGGTATCTTATGTTACCAATAGTACAAGCCCAAGCCATACAATACAAGCCGTATCTGTGTTATATGGAACAGGCGACAGGAGATAAAAAGTGGCAGGATATACAAGACAGTCTTCAGCAGACATTGTGGCAACAGCCGTTGTACGAGCTAACCCGTTAAACTTAGAGTTTGACCAAGTACTTGCTGCGTTTAATGCTTCAACAGGACACAAACACGATGGTACAACAGCAGAGGGTGCATACGTACCACTCATTGCTGACTCAGACGCACTTAATAAAGTTTCAATAGACACATCAAACAATCGTGTTGGTGTATTTGTAGAGGTATCCAGTGCAGCAGTAGAACAAGTTAGATTCCAAGATGGTGTTATTACTCCTGTCACAGATAATGACATTGACCTCGGTACATCTAGCGTAGAGTTCAAAGACCTGTACCTAGATGGTACTGCTACTATTGACACACTACAGGTTGACGAAAGTGCTACCATTACAGCTAACCTGACAGTAAATGGTAACACTACTCTTGGTAATGCTGCTAGTGATACTGTAACGGTTACTGCTGATATTGCTTCCGCACTTCTTCCTTCTGCTGATGATACACACGACTTAGGTGCTACAGGCTCTGAGTGGCGTAACTTGTACATTGATGGTACAGCTAATATCGACAGCCTTGTAGCTGACACTGCAGACATTAATGGTGGTACACTTGACGGTGTTACTATTGGTGGCTCTAGTGCAGGTGCAGGTACGTTTACTACGTTAGCTGCTACAGGTACATCTACACTTACTACTGTTGATATTAATGGTGGTGCTATTGATGGTACTGTTATAGGTGGCTCTAGTGCTGCAGCTATTACAGGTACAACTATTACAGGTACATCTCTTGTAGGTCCACTTACAGGAAACGTCACAGGCAACGTAACAGGTGCTGTAACAGGAAACGTTACGGGCAATGTCACGGGTAACGTTACAGGAGACTTGACAGGTGATGTAACAGGTAATCTTGTAGGCACAACCTCAACAGCTAAAAACCTTAACCCTGCGTCTGATAGTACATATGACTTGGGTACTACTTCTGTTCGTTGGGCAAACATCTATGGTGATGCTGCTAACATTACAGCAGTCACAGGTACTTTGACAGGTAACGTCACGGGTAACGTAACAGGTAATGTTACTGGCAATGTTACAGGTAACGTGACAGGAAATCTGACAGGAGATGTCACAGGAGATGTAACTGGTGATTTGACAGGTAATGTTACAGGAAATGTTACAGGAAACGTAACTGGTAATGTAACGGGTGATCTAACAGGGGATGTTACAGGTGACGTAACAGGAAACCTTACAGGTAATGTAACATCTTCAGGATCAAACTCTTTTGGTTCTGTTACTGTATCAGGCGCAGCCACCTTTAATGGTAACACAACTATTGGTAACGCCGCTACAGATACAGTTACAGTTACAGCAGATGTAGCTTCCAATCTTATACCAAGTGCAGATAGTTCGTACAGCTTGGGTGATAGTTCTAACTATTGGTCACATGGATACATTGATGCAGTTACTACAACAGGCAATGTTATTGTAGGCGGCGACTTAACTGTAAACGGCACAACTACTACAATCAACACTACCAACACTGTAGTATCTGATTTATTAATAGAACTAGGTAATGGTACTACAGGTACACCTTCTAGTGATGCTGGTATTGTTATTGAACGTGGTAGCTCTGATAATGCCTTTATGGGTTGGGATGAAAGTGCAGACAAGTTTACTGTAGGTACAGGTACATTTACAGGTGCATCTACAGGCGATCTTACAATTACTACAGGTACACTTGTAGCTAATATTGAAGGTAACGTTACGGGTAATGTAACAGGTTCGTCAGGATCAACTACAGGTAACGCAGCTACAGCAACAGCTTTACAAACAGCCCGTACTATCGGTGGTGTTAGCTTTGATGGTACAGCTAATATAAACCTTCCCGGTGTTAATGCATCTGGTAATCAGGATACCTCTGGCAATGCAGCAACAGCTACTGCACTAGAAACTGCACGTACAATTGCTGGTCAGTCTTTCGATGGTACGGCTAACATTAGTATTGCACCTACAGACCTTACAAGTGTAACTGCTACAGCTACTGAAATAAATATTATAGATGGCGATACGTCAGCTACATCTACTACTCTTGCAGACGCAGACAGAGTTGTAGTCAATGATGCTGGTACTATGAAGCAGGTAGCACTGACTGACTTTGAGACATATTTTGAGGGTGCATTAGATACACTGAGCAATGTAACTACGGTAGGTGCTCTTAACAGTGGTAGCATTACAAGCGGCTTTGGTTCTATTAACAATGGGTCAAGTGCTATTACTACTACAGGTACAATTACCTATGGTAGCTTGTCAGACGGTAGCATAACTATTACAGGTTTTGTAGATGAAGACGATATGTCATCTAACAGTGCTACCCTTATTCCAACACAGCAATCTGTAGAAGCTCGTATCCAAGCAGTTAATGGTACATCTAATAACGTAACAGGTCTTAATGCTACAGGTGCAGAACTAAACACAGTAGCTGACTTTTCTGCTGTAAGTGTAGACACAAGTACTGCAATAGCTAACAATGATGCTATACTTATGTTTGACAATGGTAACGAAATAGGTTATCGTGATGTAGACTTACTTGATACATACTTCTCAGGTACAACTAAGACACTCACTAACAAGACACTACAAGCCCAACTGTATCTGGTTTGTACCTAAGTGACTCAGGGTTTAGTGTTGAAGGTTCTAGTGCAGATGCTAACGAGACTACAGTATCCTTTACAAACCCAACAGCAGATCGTACAATCACATTCCCTGATGCTACAGGTAACGTAGCTGTATTTGCTACTGCACCTACTGCAGCTATTACTGATGGTTCTGCAGGACAGTTTCTAAAAACAGATGGTTCAGGTGCATTGAGTTTTGCAACTGTATCATCTGACCTTGTAAACGATACCTCTCCACAGCTTGGTGGTGCTTTACAACTTAATGGTAATAATATTCAAGCTAATGATAGTACAAGTGCTGTAAATAATAGGATACAACTTGGCACATCACAAGATTTAGAGCTTTACCATAATGGCACATCTAGCATTATTGAAAATAATCTTGCGGGTAGTTACCTTAGAATTAGATCGGGTGGCGGTCTTCAATTTACTACTAATGGTACTGAAAACTCTATTATTGCTTTTCAAAACGGTAAAGTTAGTCTTTACTATGATGCTTCAGAAAAGTTAGAAACTACATCTACAGGTATTCAAACAACAGGTACAGTCAACGTCAATGGTGCCTACACCCTACCTACATCTGATGGTACAGCTAATCAAGTACTTCAAACAGACGGATCAGGTGCTGTTACTTTTGCTGATGCTGGTTCTGCGCTTGAACTATATGCTGAAAGTCCCAACGGAAGTGCGGTTACTCCTACAGCAAACGCAGGTGGATCGTACAACAGTGTAGCTATTGGTAATGGTGCAGATATTGGCTCTGGACGTGGTGACAGTATTGCCATTGGAACAGACGCATTAGCCAATCAATCACAAGCCCTTGCAATAGGTAGGTCAGCAACAGTTGGTTCGGGTGGGACATGGGGTACAGCGGTAGGCCGTAATAGCCTTTCAAACGGTCAATCTGCCGTTGCCTTGGGTAACAGCTATTCCTCTGGTACAGATAGCCTTGCTGCAGTAATAGACAACAACACGTCTAGCTACGGTGCTACTGGTGCTAATAGTATTGCTATTGGGTATCAGGCTAAATCTACAGGCAATTACAATATTTCTTTAGGACGTTCCCAAGCTACAGGTAGCGATTATGTTGTATCTATAGGTTATCAAGCAGCGTCAGCTAGTCACTCTACTGTTTCAATAGGTAGGGAAGCAGGGGCGCTGGGATCAGGCTCAAGCTCTATATCTATAGGTCATGAAGCAAGTAGTTCAGGTTATGAAAGTTTAGCAATTGGTAGAAATGTTGTAGCAAATGCTAGCCATGGTGTTGCTATTGGTAGTTATGCAAGAGTAGGCGGTATAATTGGTAAATACGCTTTTGCTAATGACTATATTAATTCTAGCGGCGATGCACAACAGGGTAAGTATGTTTTACACTTATCAACAACAGATGCAACAGCTACTGCGCTTACTTCAACAGGAACTTCAGCAACATCAACCAATCAGTTAATCCTACAAAATAATTCTGCTTATTCTTTTCATGGCACAATAGTTGTACGTGAAGATGCGAGTGATGGTAATGACTACGCAGGTTGGGAAATCAAAGGTGTAATTATGAGGGCTGCAAATGCAGGTACTACAGAATTAGGAGTTGGTATAGTAAACAGTTTGTACCATACATCAGGACTAGCAAACGCAGCAGTAGCACTATCTGCAGATACCACAAACGGTGGACTTAAAATACAAGTAACTGGCATAGCATCTACGAACCTTAATTGGGTTGCTACAGTTCATACAAGTGAGGTTGTAAACGCATAATGGGTAAGATACAAATAGATCATACAGGCTCTGGTGGGGGTATTACGTTAAGCTCTGATGGTACTAGCCTTTTAATTGGGGGCAGTGCGATAGGCGGTGCTGATCTTTATGCTGCTGAAACTACAGGTTCTACTGATCCGACTGCTACAGGCACACTTTCTTTAGCTATTGGTTCTAGCGCAAGTGCTTCTTCTAATGATGGTGTGGCTATCGGTACACAAGCTGAAGCTGACGGTTCAGACAAAGGCGTAGCAATAGGCTACGATGCTCATGCAAACGGTACGAGTGGAAGTTTCGCTTTTGGCACACAAACTAGAGCAACTGGCAATCAGTCAGTGGCTCTCGGATTTCAAACAAATGTTAATGGCATTGGTGCTATTGGAGCAGGGTATGTTGCAAATGCAGCGGCTACTTTCTCTACAGCAATAGGCTATAATGCCACAACAGCAACGGGTAGTAACTCCACAGCTTTAACAAAATCCTACGCCTCTGGTGCAGACAGCCTTGCAGCAGCCATAGCAACCAACTCATCAAGCTATGGAGCTACTGGTGCTAATAGTGTTGCGATGGGGTATCAGGCTAAGGCAACTGGGACAAAATCTATTGCTATTGGCGATGTTGCAACCGCATCATCTACAAGTGCTGTTGCTATCGGTGATGGTCCATCTGCAAGTGCAGCAGATGCAATGGCGATTGGGGAATCTTGTGTTGCTGGTTTCAGTAAATCAATGGCGTTTGGTACAAGAAGTAGCACAAGAGCTATAGGACAATTTGTTTATGGCACTGGAAGTCTTGTTAGCGGTGGTTATGCCCAATATGGTAACATTGTAATTCACGGTAGAAGTGCAGACGCTACGCAAGGAACTTTGGTATCAGATAGTTCTTTGCAAGCTATGGGTACACCCGGTAGTAGCAACCAGCTTAGTGTCCCTAGTTATGGAGCTATTGCTTTCGACGGCATGATTGTTGCTAGAGGCCAAGGTAGTATATCTGATACGGATTGCGCTGCATGGAAAGTAGAAGGTTTAATACGCAGAGAGAGTGCTGTAAGTACAACAACTCTCGTTAATTCAGCAATTACTGTTATCGACAACCAGCCGGGCTGGAGTTTGTCTTTATCTGCTGATACAACAAATGGCTGTCTCAGCGTCTTGGTTACTGGTGCAGCATCACAAAATGTAAAATGGGTTTGTACGTTGAGATCAACAGAAACCATTTACAACTCTTACTAAGTTAAGCCTAAAGGAGAAACTCAATGGCTATACAACACAATATTACAGAAGGTGCAAGTCAATACGGCATTGCATTTAACAACGCATACTACCGAATCGTATCGGCAAATGTATCACGTCAACGTGGCACTGACCCTAAGTTTTCCGTAATGATTGACTTGTCAGCTTATGCTACAAACTCACCTACCGATGACACTCGTGAGGTAGACTTCAAACGTTACAACGCAGATTGGGATGCAGTCAATGCTTCATCAGGAGATGCTTTCCTTGATAAGTGCTACTCTTGGGTTATGGCTCAAGCTGATATGTCAGGCTCTACTGCAGTATAAGGTATAACGTATGTCTCTCACCATCAACCATCAGACTAACGACATTAGCAATGCTACTGGTACTATACTTGTTAATGGCGTAGCCGTTGGTGGTGATAATACGCCGCCTGAATTTTTTGGCGATAGAGGTATAATAGCTGGGGGTTTTGATAGTTCCTCAACGTCAAATGTTATTCAATATGTAGCTATACCTACCACAGGTAATGCAACTGACTTCGGTGATTTAACATTAGCTAGATACCAAATAGGAGCATGTTCAGGTGATGGTAGGGGTGTATTTGCAGGAGGATACAGTTCTTCTGGAAATACTGGAAACAATAATATTGACTATATAACAATATCTACTACTGGTAATGCTACTGACTTTGGTGACTTAACTGGTGCATTGCGTCAATCAGAAGGATCGGGTTGTTCAAACGGAATAAGAGGGCTGTTTGGTGGCGGTTCAGATGCAACCGCAAGCACTAGACTTGACAGAATAGACTATATTACAATCGCAACTACAGGTAATGCTCAAGATTTTGGAGATTTAACAGCAGCTAAAACAGCAGTTTCAAGCTGTTCTAATGGCTCTCGTGGCGTTTTTGCAGGTGGTAACACCACTAGTATTTTTACCGCTGTTAATAATATAGAGTACGTAACTATTGACACAACTGGTGACGCTGCTGATTTTGGTGACTTAACTGTTGCAAGGCCCGGTATGGGTGCGGCTGGAAATACTACCAGAGGTATATTTGCAGGTGGGGGCGTGTTTGTTAACAGTAACGTAATAGACTATATTACAATAGCAACAACAGGTAATGCTACTGACTTTGGTGACTTAATTACAAGTCAGTACGGTATAGGAAACGTTGCAGGATTAAACAATGCCACAAGAGCAGTTTTTGCTGGTGGGAAAGATGATAATACGAGGCAAGACGGTATTCAATACATAACTATGGATACTACTGGCAATGCAACAGACTTTGGTGATTTGACATCCGTACAAGATGTCCCAGCAGGTACATCAGGAAACTAATATGGCATTAACATTTAATCATCAAACAAATGAGATTAGCAATAACGGTGTTATAACTGTTGGTGGTGTAGCTGTTGGTGGTGATAATAGTCCTACATGGTATGGTAGTAGGGGTATTTTTGCTGGCGGTT